GATGGAAGAAAACGAATAACTGCATAACCATTACCAGATGCATCTAGTTCTGGTTTCCACAGACGTTCATCTTTATATGATTTTTTTTCTTGAGGTGCAGAATCTTCTTTTACTGCATTAAGTAGTTTGTCTAGAGAATTACTTCTCTTTAAAGTATCTAACGACATATTTTTCTCCTTATGTTAATATATGTTATCGTATGTTTCGTATGTTAAATTATTGAAAGAAAAGTTTTGTGTATCGTGTTGAGGTTCAGCCCAGATAAACTTCGTATCCTTAAACTCATTGAATATGACTTTCATCTTTTCTTTCTGAACGTCAATCTTCCACTTACTTTCTTTCGCATCAGAGTTCTCATAATTTTGAGTTCCCTTATAGATGTTATTTATAATACCTCTTGATGGGTCTAAATCAAACCCTAGTAAATAAACTTCATCATATCCCTCTTGACACGCAAGATGAATTGCTGTTGTCCCAGAGTCCCATTCTCTTGGAAAATCTATTGGTGTAACCATATCTTCTTCGTCAACCCAAATAATATATAAACCATTATCAGTTCCACCAGAATTGATTACACAATTTTGTCTATGTGGCCCTTTTCTATTTTGATGTATAATACCAGTTTTATTTTCTTTGATTAATTTATCTACTAATATATTTTCATCACCATCAAAATATGCTGGTATTATGTTCCAATCTCCAAACCAACATTTATGTGCATGGGCATATCCAGAATCATAAATCTCTAATTGCATACCATAGTCTACAGAAACGAGGTTCATCACATCAATGTCACGATATATCGCATTACAACCCCATGTAACATACTCATCATTTGGAAACTCACCATAAAGATAGTGACCTATTCTTGACTCCCCATTTCCGTAGACTATGGCTTTCCTCATTAGTTCCTCTCGGAACTATGTCTGTTTGGTGGTCTAGGTACAAACCTTCTTGGTTGATAACCCTTTGGCCAAACAGGAGTTTTGGACGCAAGTTTTTTTACTCTCTCTGCGAGTTCGTCATTGTGTTTTTGTAACTCTGCACAATCGTACTGCAAAGACTTGACTTGCTTTTCTAGTTTTTGTATAACTAGTTCTTTGGGCATTTCCATACCACTACTCCATATTAGTTAAGTTTATGAGAATCATCTTACACTCTTTTTTGTCAAATGTCAAGAGTTTTTTGTAATTATTTAAAAGTATTTTTACCTTTGGCCATATCATGTCATCTTCCATTTGTGTATCCCACTTTGAGGAATAATCCATAATCTTATCAAGTATGACCATAGTTTCTGCTGATACTCTTTTACCAAGATATTCTTTGAGAAGTTTAGGGTGAGAACCTTTTGGTACTGTGAATAATTCTTTACCCTCAGTTTTGAAGTCACTTAAAAGTGGTGTCACCTCTTGTTCAAATATATGTGTCAATCTTTGCATTTTATATTTCCACTCATCATAGTTACTATCGTTGAAATTACCGACCCAACCTTTTGAGTCTTTGACAAAATTTGCGAGTAGATATTCTTTAATCTCTGTGTCATTATATTTTCTAGACAATTTAACAAAAAATATTCTATCATTTCTTTTCCAAAAACTTTCTCTTGATACTTTTGATTTACCATCATACTTTGAGAAATCATAATCACCTGTACTAAAGTGAGCTTTCATTGCACAGTATGTTAGGTATACATCAATAGGTTGCATCAAATAGGTAACTTCGCCTGTTTAGGTATGAAGTTTAAATCTCTTGCATTTGCTTCTATTTTGTCTTTTAGACTTTTTGTGATGAGTCTCGCAACTGAGTCTGGTTCTATTTCTTGTATTCTACAATGTTCTAGAACTGCTTCCATATGTGTGATATTTTTTTCTTTTGCGATTTTTTCTACTTCTAGTGAAAATGATTTTGACGATTGCATATACTTCTCCATAATATTAGTGGTGAGTATTCTGTTGCTAGGAACTCACCGAACCCCATGAGATTAAGCAGCTAGTGCATAATCCTCGATTGCAAAGTTATCGTTTGCATTTAAGTAATGGTCTATTTCGCAACCAACCGATAATTCTACTCGCATCTATACTCGCCAGTCGATCCTATTTCGCCCCCTAAGTCGAGACTATTATTCGTGTTCTCCACCAACATCATCTGCATCAAGAGTAATCTTTTTACCATTTACCCACATATTTTGTCTTGAACGACTTGTACTGTGGTATCCATCTTTTCGTATAAAGAATGATGGTCTGTTCTCTGCAAGTTTAAATGTACCTACTGTAATCGCAATCCCAGCGATAAGTAACGTATGAGCTAAAGTTGATATACCAAATACTGTTATGGAACTGCACCACATACTAAAAATTATGCACCACATCCATGCGAGAACTTGCATCACCATATGTCTGGTTTCCAAGTCTGGTATATTGCATAGTGGGTTCACACTACTATCCATTACTGAGTTCCAAGTATTGTATATTATCTCTCTCATATTTACTCCATCATTCCTCTTCTACCACTCAAATATTTTGGTATCTTGTCTTGTTGTTTCTTGTCATAGTTTCTAAACCATTCTAATATTTTTCGTATTATGAACATTTCATCTCCTATGTTTTGGTGGAGGCGTTGGGTATCGCACCCAAGTCCTGTCCGATTGTCGAATTGTATCAACAAATTATGGTTCTATTTATAACATACTTGTTTTGGTTTGTCAAGTCTAAACACCAAAACTTTCACCACAACCACATTGTGCTTTTGCATTTGGATTTATAACTTTGAGATAAGAACCACCAAGTTCTTTTACATAGTCTACTGTACAACCCATAACAAACATTTCAGCCATTTGGTCTAAAACTAAAAGGTCATCTATGACAGTTCCATTCTCATCATTATCTACCATATCCCATTTGTAAGTGAAACCAGAACAACCACCACCATTGACCGATAAGTATGCATACTTCTTCTGATACGAATCAACCATAGATGATAGATAGTCTTTAGCTTGCTCTGTCAAGTTTATCATTTTCTTCTTCCCAATCTTTAGTAAAGTTATCAATAGACTCTACAAGTAAAGGTATATAGTCATATTTATTTTTTACAAACTCTTGTACAACACCATCTTCTGTTACGACCAGAATAACAATCTGTTCGATAGGTGTTCCAGTTTGTTCCTCAAACATCTCTGCATATGCAGCCGCCTGTATATAATAGTTTTCATTATATTCATCTGTACGTTCTTTTGTAGATGTTTTGAAATCTATGATAGATAGTTTACCATCATATTCTGCGATACAATCGACACGACCAGCAACTCTATACTTACGAGAAAATAGTGAACACTCTTGTGAACGTATATTATCTATTTTTTCTAGAACAGTTTTCTTTAATTGTTTGAAAAGACAGTATGGTAAAAACTTTTTTTCATGTTCTTTCCATTTGTCAGGCCAATCTATAGGATAATTATTTAAGTAATCTTCACACATATGATGGACAGCAGTACCACGATTTGCAGATACCCTTGCAACATAATTTGCAACCTCATCACCAACTTTTTTTCTCCACTCAAATAAACCCTTTTTATTTCTTGTGGACAAAACTGTCGTTATAGATGGATATAGATTACCATCTGGTGTTTCATAAAACCTTTTGAAGTTAATCGTCTGTGTTGTCAGTTTCTTCAGTTCTACTGGTTTGTGTGTGTAATGTTTCATTCTTCACTTCTCCATTTTCTAAAATCTTTTTCGCTCTACTAATCTCATAATTACTCCACTCTTTGGAGTATGCAATTGGAACTTTACCCCAACCAACTGTCCTATCCCACTCTCTCTGAGTGTATTTGTTAGGCCAACTTTCTAATTCTTTCGACAAGACGATCTGCCCTATTTGTTACTTGACGATACCAGTTGCTGTCAACCATCTCGTCTGCGGCTGCGTTCCAATCTCTGGAGTCTACTCCTCTTTTCATACCCTTGAATTTGGATAATCTTGGACGGCCCATATTGAACATCATATTTGCAATGACTCTTTGTGCTTCCTCTGGTAAGTCATCAAAGTCTGGATACAGAACTTTACAATCATCTACCACTATCTCCACATCTTTTTCAAATGCTTCGATTACTCTTTCTTCTGAAACTGGTGTTCCTACCTCTTCACCATGTTCTGGGTCTGACTCTAATATCAGATGGCCCACGCCAAAAGTGGGATACCCAAGATGGTCATTATAAATTTTATACTCAACACCCTCGTCTATCTCCAACTCTTCTCTTAGTTTTACTAAGTCCATTATTTCTCTCCTAAATTATTCTATTCCCATACCTAATTTTGTTTTTTGTATGAGATAGTTTCTTACAAAACCAGAACGAACTATATCGCCGATATTGAACTCTAAACAATTAAATTCTTCCATCTCTTCTAATATTCTGAGAAAATCATGTAGTCCGTTTCTTTCGTTTACTTTTGATAAATCTGTCTGCATAAAATCACCACAGAACATTATCTTCGAGTCTTGACCAACTCTGGTAACAATTGTATCTAACTCGTGAAAGTTTAAGTTCTGACATTCATCTACTATAATGATAGAATTATCAAATGTCAACCCCCTAAGAAAAGAAGTTGATAGAAAATAAAAACTACCTTGAGATTTTATTCTATCATATAACATAGAGAACGCTTGTTCATTTGGTTGTTTGAACATAAACTGAACCATATTAGAATATGGAACTTGATAGAGTGCAGCCTTATCTTCTTCATCGCCAGGTAGAAATCCTATCTCTCTAGTTGGTATCAAAGAACGAACCATGACCACTCTATCGTATGGTGTATCATTTCTTAATACTTCTTGCATTGCAAGGTATAATGTTATAAATGTTTTACCTGTACCAGCACACCCATATAAAAATTGGTTCTTACCTTTCTTATATGAATCAAAGACAACCTTTTGATTATCTGTTACTGGTTCTATTTTTACTAAATCTGAATTTGTTATTTCTATTTTTTTTGACATAATCTCTTCTCTTTAATAAGGTGGGGGAATCGACCCAACTGATTCCCCCTGTGCTGACCCTAAAATAATAAATTAGATTGTGATCTGCACATTACTATTTATAATTGGAAACCTTGTTTCCTAATTTACTTACGTTCT